CTGTGATAAATTTAGGCTCGAACGGGAATCTCATGCGTCTATTCTACTTCTCGCTCGTAACGCAGCGGAAAGGTCAAAACCCAGACAACTAGGGTGCAGAGAATCAACCAGCCCGTAAGAGTGCGAGCTGTGCCGTCTAGCACGATGTAACCAATGACCAAAGCAACAAGTGTCCACGCCTGATCTATCAGGTCTTTGAGTAATGCCTTGAGAAACTTCACTTTATCTTCCTTGCTGTTACTGAGGCGGCAGATGCAACTTGCGAAACAATGATTGTCGAGACCACTACATCCTGAGCCTCTTCACGCTGCTCTTCTGTCATGTCTAAACCTGCTGACTGAAACGCCTCAACTAATTCTCCCACAGCCTCGACTGCTGCTCCGATGGTTTCGGTGATCGCTGTTTGGATTGTTGCTGATACCGAGTCTGACTCAGTTTCTTCTGTGATTTCAGCAGCTTGCGTGGAAGTTGTAGACGGTTCTTCATAGGTTGGCTCACTAGACTGAACGGGTGTTGGAGAGACTATCGGCTGTGGCTGTTCTGATGACGATGTGGGCGTTGGGCTTGGTGGGATTACTGCTGGTTCTGATTCTGTCGGTGTTTCGCTTGGGACTGTGGGCGATTGTGTTGGTTCTAGTGTTGGCGATTCTGTCGGCAAACTTACCGTTGGCTCTGGTGATGGCGTTGCTTCTGGGGTCGGTTGTGGCTGGACAGGTTCGGGGCTAGGCAATGGTTCAGGTGTTGGAGTTGGTGTTGGTTCTGGCGATTGCGTTGGGATTGCCGACTCTGATACTGATACTGACTCGCTGACGGTAGCTGATTCGCTGATGTCAGGCGATACGCTAGGTGACTCTGTGACGGGTTGTAAAGGTGCTGAGGTCACTTGCATTACAGGGCCATAAAAGCCACCCCAGAAACCTCTATCTATGCCCTCTAGGATTAGGGTCTGAATGCCGTTGATGATGAATGTGTAGTCTCTGGCATCGTGCTTCTCGGTCTTTTCGATTACCTCTGCACCCAAGGTAATCCGGTAGGTGTCAATGACCTCGCCGTTCCAGCCGATCTTGTTAGTGATGTTGTTGGTGACTGTGACGGTGACAATTGAGTCGGTGTAGGTCTGCTCAACTCTGCCCCAGGTGTAGCTGAACTGAATGAGGTTGCCGTCTTGTCTGACATCTGCAATTGCAGGTGTGCTCAAGGGCCAGAACGCTAGTAGTAATGCTCCTACCAGCCGCCACTTCATACGAGGGCGGCGTTTACCAATACAACAGCGAGGGCGGTCAAGCTTGCAGATGCGAAAGCGGTAATCCATGCCGACTGCCAGCGAGCCTTCTCAAGCTCTCGAACTCTAGTCTCTAGGTCAGCGTAGTTTCTGACAACAGCTTTGATCTCTGCAATGTCCGTAATGATTTGGACAAGCAGGGCATTGGAAGAGTTAGGGCGAGTTGGCTCAGGCATGGGTCTAGTTTACTAGAGCCTGTGCCTCTGCCTCAGTTAGCCCAAGTGCCAGAAGTTTCGAGATTCCGGAAGCCTTTGCCGCTGCCTTTGCGGTTTCTGCCGCTTCACGCTCGGCCTGGTCTGCTAGGGCTTGTGCTGCCATTGCTTCCCGTTCCTGAATCTCGGCCTCGGTCAAAGGAACGATAGTCCTTTCACCTGTGGAACAGTCCACGATCAGCTTGGTTGGGATTTCTTGAGTCATTTCTTTTCTTTCTGTTAGCTAACTACGGTCGTTCCATCGCTGCCCTTTAGCACTCCGTAGAGGGTCGCTGACGAATACTGCAAGATGTTGCCACCGCCATCCTCACGCAACGAAATGCTAGTGATAGCTGTATTGCTTGAAGGATTCCAAAGACCTGCCCAGATTGTTTGATAAGCGGTTGTTGCGTTGTTTTCCGAAACAGTGTCAATACTGATTGACTTAGCAACCGAAGAAGTGTAGTTCGGAATGTAAACAGCTCCATTGGTGAATGGTGTTTGATTTGTAATAGCTCCCACAATTCGCACAGTGGTTTCGCTAGTTCTTCCGCTGCCATCGCCAAACAAACTCCGGACAGAAAAGTCAGAATAGCTGCCGTTAAGTCCTATGTCTGCGTTAGTGCTTGAAGCATCGGTTCGCATTGAAAAGACTAAATAAAGGTCAGTAAAGGTCTGCGGGATTGAATTGAATACAATGCTCGCCTGACTAGAAGCAAGCTCCTGATGTTGAATAATCTGCATTATGCGATCACCCCGTAAAGGCTAAAGGTTGAACCGATGGCAAAGCTTCCACCAAAAGGATAAAGCGTTATCGAAGTGACTGCCGAAGTATTTGCCCAGCGACTTGCCAAAGCCACGACATTTCCTGAAACGGTAGAGCTGTTGCGGGTTAGCACCGTCTTGTGCTTGTCTGTTGCGGAGTAGTCCATCACTTGAGTCACAATCGGGGTAAAAACCGAAGCGGTATCGTTGCTTCTGGCGATTTGTTCGAGCGTAATGTTGGTGGTTGTTTCGCTGTAACTCGCTGCTGCCGATCCTGTTCCATACATCGCCACCGTTGAGTAGTTGCTTCCTGTATCGCTGTTAAATCTAATTTGAACATTTGTGAAAGTGGTAATAGTTCCCCTAGCACTGCAAACAAGAATCAAGTCCCTGTATGTTGCAGGGATAGAGCCAAAGATAATCTCTGCGTCTGACCCGCCAAGAGTGACAGTTGCCAAAGCAGTATAGGTGTTAGTAGGCATCAGGCGGCCTTCCATCCGTAGAGCGAGAAGCGAGAGCCGGCAGCGTGTGAAGCTCCATCCCAGTTCGAGAGGTCAATCTGAGTAAGAGCAGCGGTGTTTACCCATAAACCGCTTTTGAGAGAGATAACACTATTTCCACCAACATAACCGCTGAGGCTTCTAGTCACCTTGTTTTTGGTAGTCTCAAACGCATCAAGAATGTCAATCGTTCCAGCAGCAAAGCTTCCAGATACATTTGTATTGCCAATTTCTGTCGCTACAAGCATTGAAGTTGAACTACCCGTTCCGCTAACGGGGCTTCCGCTTCCGTAGCCTTCCAAATTGTGAAATCTATAAGTTCCAGAATCATTATTAAACTTAAGACTTAGGTTAGAGTCTTGTGCTGATCTGGTGCTTCTGGCGACATACCTGATTTGCAAGTGCTGATAGGTGCTGCCGTATGCAGAATTCAAATTGCTGAAGGTGACTGTCGCCGTTGTGCTGCTTAGCACCTGTGTTTCGAGTAGGTCAAAGCTACCCGCTGCTCCACCTGCACCAGCGGTTGCAAAGAAACCTAAACCAAAAGGCATTAGACGGTGATCTTTCCGATGACTCGGTAAGTGTTGGCGGCGGTCTTAATAACCTGAGCACCGTTGTATTGCTGGTCAATCTTAAAGGTGACAGCTGTTCCTGCCGTTCCTGCACCCGCCCAAGAGGTCACGCCTGTTCCTGCGGCGATGGTTACTGTGCCAGAGGTGTCACGAATAATGTTTAGCGAGTCACCGACAGATAGGACATCTGGGACTGTGACGGTTACGGCAGCAGTTCCGGTCACGATGATTGAGCCGTTGTCTAGTCCTGCAACTGCGGTGTAAGCAGCAGAGACAGCGGTTGAGCCAAAGGCGATGACGGATCCTGCGACTGTGGTGTCGAGACCAACGGTTCGCCAGGTGCTTGAGTCAAAATACTCTAGAGAATTGCTGTCCTTGAGATACGACACCATCCCCTCTGACACCGCTGTGCCTAGAGCTGAGCTACGAGCTGCCGAGCTTGCATAGACCATGACGGTCTGCTCCATCAGATAGCCGTTTACATCGGCTGCGGCTAATACATCGCCTGCCGACCAGACCTTGAAGCCTTGTCCTGCCATTACATTTCTCCTTAGAAGGCTAATGCCCCTCTGTCTAGTTTACCAAACTCTGGGTCATCAAGCACCAAGAGGAAGTAGTCAAGTGTTGCAAAGCCTAGCGACACAACATGGTTCTCAGGTGTGATGTCATCGTCAATGCGGATAATCTCTGCAATCTTCTCGATAGCAGGGCTGATTCCATTAGGCGTGAACTTGATGGTCACGAAGTCTGAAATCTCTAGCCCTAGGATAGCTTGCTGTTGTGCATCGCTGAGTTCGTCAATAACGATGTCAACAGACTCGAAGCGATACTCCGGCTGTGAATACTTGCTTGCGTAGTAGATGGCAAGGTTCTGCACATAGGTAGGGTCGCTCATCAGCAGACCTGTTTGAGTCAGATTGAGCACACCATACTGAGCGATTGAGGCGGTGTCCTGTGCGACAACCGTTCCTGCTAGGTCAGAGCCAATGACAATCTCGTTGTAAAGCAACTCTGATCCGTAAACAACCTTCATGCCCTGATAGGGGATTCCTGTGCCATCATCGGCTAGGGTCACGCCACCAGAAGCAGGAGCAGCGTTGCGGTCTGTAAATACGACCTTGCCGTCTCTGCTGATGAAGAGGTTGCCTGGCTCAGAGCGAGCGACAGTTCGCAGATACTCAAGCACATTGGTGTCCTCTTGGAATACATCCGCACCAAGGGTTGTGAGTCCTGTTTCGATGTCTCGGTCTTGCGTTGACCAGTTCACATCGGGCAGGTCAAGGATTGCGTTCACTCGCTGTCCTGCCTTTTGAGCGGTTGCAGTTCCAGCAGGTAGTGTCTGAGTGTTGAACAGGGTGAAAGCGTCTGAGGCTGCCGCTGATGCCTCGCTGTCACCTGCTGGTGAATACGATAAGTTCCAGTCATCTATAACGCCCTGAAAAACAGGGTTGCCAGCAGAGAAGATTCTGATTGCTCGCTTCGGGATGATCTGTCCGTAGTAAGGCGAGTTCACATACTCAGGGTCAAAGGTTCTGTCATTGTTGTCAAAGACGACATTCGCCAGACCACCATCGAACTCATCTAGCTGACGGTTCTTGCCTCGCCTGGTTGCGATGCTCTTCACCTTGTCGGTGACATCGTAGAAGATCTGTCCACCGAGCGGATAGGCAGGAGTATCGAGCTTGCCCTTGACCGGATTGTCTAGCGTCAGCAGGTTGGCGTTTGCTCCGACTAAATCGAAACCAATCTGAACCGTTGGTCTTGGGACACCCATTAGTTTCCGCTCACGATGACTTGACCACCTGTGGTCACATACTTAGTCACAATGTTACCGATGGTCTTTCCAACCATAGCCTGAGACTGAGTGCTGTCGGTCTTTACATTTATGTTGACAACTGTTCCTGCAACATTGCCCGTAGCGGCAGCACCCTGAAGGTTCACCAACTGCTTAGTCCAGTCGGCAATCGAGGCAGCAGCAGAGGCATCCTGAGCAGCGTTAGATGAGGCTAGTTTGATGAAGGCATTGGCAGCGTTGATTCGAGCCTGAAGGTAGGCAGCAGTTCCCTTGACATCTGATAGCTCGTCAATGATGATTCCTGTTGCGTTTCTGATGTCTTTGACTGCAACACCCTCTGTGATGGCTGCGTTCTCAAAAGGGTTTGGCTTGTTTGGGTCACCAGATGGTGCAGTGATCATCGCCTGAATGTCACCCTTGCCGACCTTAAGCAGTCTCTCAAACTTCTCAATGAGCTTGTCAATGGTGTTGCCTAGTCCGGCAAACGCCCCATCAAACTCATCTAGGTCTAGTAGGAACTGAGTCTTGATGTCTGAAATCTGCGTTTGGAAAGCATAGGCAGCGTCAGCAAGGTTGCGAAGCAAGATTGCGTTTTCAGCCTCAAGTGCCAAGTCAAGCTCGGTCTGAATGTCTTTGGACTGCTTTGCCAGCTCACGAGTTGCAAGCAAGAACTTGTCATAGATGTTTTTGGCTAAGGAGTCTGCACCTGTCTCGGATACATCCTCAAGCTCGGTAAACAAGTCTTTAAGTTCTGACTGAGTTTCGGGCGATGCCTCAAGGATTGCTCCTGCAAGGGCGTTGCCCGTCTCTGTGCCCGTCTCTAAGACCTGTTCGATAAAGGTTTGCTTGAAACCTAATCCTGCAAGTTTCGAGGCGTTAGCGAGCAGATTCTTAGAAGCCGTTAGGCGGTCACGCAATCCGTTGATGATGTCGGTGACAGATGCGTAGGTTGTTTTCTCAGTTTCCTTGGCAACTGTTACCGTTAGGTTTTGAGTTAGCTTCTTTACCTGAGTGACAATCTCACGAGTGCTTTGGCTTGTGAAGAGATCCCCAAGAGACATCTGAGTTGCAGACCTGAAAGCCGAGGTGATGCGGCTCTGAGATTCTTTGACAAGATTCTCTTGCTCTTTTAGGGCATCCTGCCTTAGAGCGTAGACCTTATCTTCGTATTCTCGGTTTAGCTCAAACTTGGCTCGCTCGTAGTCACGCTCAGCCTTTAGGATGTCAGCTTGAGCCTTCTTGATAATCTTCTGAATTTTTGCAAACTTAGACTCAGTTCCACCTGGCTCAGTTGGCACAAACTCTTCCAAAGTAAATGGCTTGATTTGTGGGCGTAGGTTGTTGAAGCGGTTAGTCTCGCCTGAATCGGCTGGAGCAAGAGCGTTGCCAGGGATAACAGGAGCAGTTGTCTTTTTGCTCAGGTATTTCAGAACTTCGATAACAGGAATAAGCAAGATGCCCAATGGCCCTAGCTGCTTTCCAATGTTATAGAAAGCAGTTGCCATGTTGTCAAGGAAGGTGTTGATCTGCAAGCCCTTTTGAGAAGCCCCAAAGATGCCCTCAAAGAATGGCTTTGCCTTATCCCATAGGTATTGCACTCTCTGACCAATAAGTTCAAAGGCGGTTGCAAGTGCGTTTAGATAGGTGACAAGGTAATCACCAATGATGTCTGCTAGGAACTCAAGAGCAGGGATTAGGACATAGGTTAGGTAGTCTGCCCAAATCTGAATGAACGGCATTAGAGCATCTAGCAAGCGACCAAAAACAGGCAAGATTTTTTGAATCAAAGGCAGAAATGCCTCAACAAGTTGCTTGAGAACAGGCGTAACTATGCCAAGCAGTTTGGTGAATACAGGCAGGACTGCAAGCAAGACATCGTTGATGACATCTGCCACCATAACAAAGATGTCGAACAAAGGCTCAAGAGCGGTAAGCAGAGGGTCAATGGCGTTGACGATGGTTTCAAAGATTGGGCCAAGACTCTCCATCACTCTAGCCAAGACAGGTGCAAACTTCTCAGCAAGCGATGTGATTACCGGAACAAGTTTCTCAAAGACAGGTAGCAGGGCGTTGCCGACTACTTCCTGTGCCTCGCCAAAGGCAAGTTTGATTCTCTGGAAGCCTGTGACAGTAGCCTCAGCAGTTCCACCAACCTGCTGTTCGATAGCCTTGAGAATCATGTCCTGAGCCTCAAGCGTCTTGCCTGACTCTACAAGAGTTTTGATTTTGTCTTTCTCTTGCTTGGTGAAGGTAACACCTGAGCGAGTAAGAGCGGTCAGTCCCTTGATTGGGTCTTGTAGTGCTTTACCAAGTTGTGTGGCGTTGGTCTCAGCAGAGCCAAAGCCAGCAGCAGCCAAGTCAAAGGCGGCGATGGTTGCTCTGTCAAAAGCACCACCAGCCTCACCTGCGGTTGCTGCTAGTTGCTTGAAGGTTAGAAGCTTTGCCTGAGTAGATTTGATGAGTTCGTCATCTTGTCCAATGACCATCATCTGCTGATCAGCGAACTCTTTTAGTCTGCCTGTTACGACTGATGCTTGGCTACCAAAGATGCCCATTGAGCTTGCGATTTGGTCAAGTCTGTTGTTTGCTACCTGAGCAGCCTCGGCAGCCTTGAGAGCACCGCTCGCAAAGTTAGTGATTGCGGCAACTGAGAAAGCGGCAGCGAGAGTGCCACCTAGCTTCTTGAGCGAGCCACCTACGCTCTGAAAAGACTTCTGGGCTTGCTTGATTCCCTTGTCATCAAAGACGGATTTCAGGGTTACATTTACTGCTGACATTTAGAAGCCTTTACTTGCTCGGATGGCCCACTTGTCCACCACATACTGAACCGACTTTGAAATTGCTGGAAGCTCTTTCTCAACAGCCTTCCAAGCCATACGAGATGGTGTGTTAGAAAGACGGCTGTTTAGGTTGTTGATGAAAGCCTGTCCTGCCTTTTTGGTTGCCCTTCGCTGGAAGGTGACTGACTGGCTACCGTCAGCATAAGTTCTGACCATTGGCTTTGACATACCTGAACCCTTGTAACCTGCACCAACTGATTTACCTGAGCGACCAGCCATGTCAGCGACAGAGGATGCGGCTGAGTTTACCCTAATGCCTAGCAGGGTTGTGTTGAGTGACTTGCCACCAGCCTTAGTGCGAAAGCGAACAGTGGTTGACTTAGCACCGCCTTTGCCTTTCTTGGTCTTGCCCCATTGCAAGGTTGCGTTGCGACCTCTGCCAGCAGGATCCATACCGCTTAGAGGTGAGTCGCTAGGGATTGCATTCTTGATTGCCTTCTCAGGTGCTTTTCCGATTGACTTGACCTCACGCATAAATTCTGTGCGTAGTTTAGGCTCAATCTCTTTTAGCTTCTTTTGAAGGGTGCGAATTTCCTGCACCGAGAAGGCCTTGCCAGACCCGCTCGTCAAAAGCATCTTTATCATTCGTCACCTCTTCGTCAAGTCTACCAAAGGGAAAGCCACCCCTCTCGGAGTGGCTTACCTTTGTTGTGCTCTCCAAATTAGATAGCGAGCCATTGTGAACCTCATTCGCTCTGACTCTGCCATCAGGACAGATGGAGCGATGCCCGTCTCTACGGCTAGGGCAGCAATCTCCCAATGCTGGGAGCTGTCACCTAGCCCTTCGATTTTGGGGTGTCAGTTGCCCCGACACCATCAACGGTTTGAGTCCATGCTTCAAAGTCGAGATCAGTCTGCTTTGTCCTGGCTAGTGCTGCGTGAGCCAAGAAGAGCAAGTGAGTCAGTCTCATGTCTTTCGCTGCATTGGTAATTGCGATGTTGAACTTATCTTCGAACTTCACAATGTCAGGAGCAGAGCAGATGACCTCTACCTTGTTTCCAGAGTTGTATTCAATCTCTAGGTTGATTTTCATTTATGATTTCCCTTTCTGTTTTGGGTTCTTAGGCCGTGGCCCTCGTGATTTCCGAGCTGACAGGCCAAGTAAGGTTCTGTGTTGCCAGATCCCCTACCGAACCGGAGATCGGAGTGAGGTTGTTGACTAGAGCGGTGAAGGTGTAGCTAGGGTTTGAAGTTCCAGCAGTAGTGCCGTTTGGTAGAACAACTACGGTTGCTAGGGTGTTGAATAGAGGCCATAGAGCCGAGTCAAGAGCACCAGCAGCAAAGTCGTTGTGGAACGACAGGGTTACTGAGCCGGACTTTAGGCCACCAGTTACGGTTCTCCAGCCAGTCGAGCTGAAAGCGGTGGTGTCAACCTCGTCTGCGGTTACAGCGATTTCCACCTGGTTTACATTTGCCGAGTAGTCAACAGAGTTGATCTTGACTACTGCGTTGGTCAGAACCAACTTTGCCATTTATTTCTCCTTATTAGCTTGCAAGCACTCGGATTTGGAACTCAGCACCGAGATAGGTTGTGTCATTTACTAGGACAGGGCCATAGCTAGACATTTCGGTCACTACACAGTCAAAGGCCTTACCGTTTAGTGTCCTGTTCGATTCTACCGCAAGTAGGACAGATGAGCTGCCTGTGCTTGAGCAGTAAGCATCGAGGTTTCTTTGTGCGGTTCGCTCGTCAACACGACCAACGATTAGCTGCACAACAAATGAGTATTCGGTCATTCCGTTGCCCATGTCCAAGTGATACTGAGCTCGGTCAAACTGAACGATGGCAATGGGTGGGTTTGGGTTGTCAGGGATGAACTCTGAGGTTCTTAGCCCTGCAATAGTGCCGACATTGGCAGCAAGGGCGGTTCTAAGTTCTGCGATGCTTGCCACTATGCAAACCTAATCCTGCGTAGCGAGTCAACAAGCTGAGCGACATCTGGGTCAATACGAGAGCCGACACGCATTGAGCCAAGCTCACCGGAGATGATTCCGAGTGGGCTGTCTAGTCGCTTGTAGATGCGGGATGCCTGAATCACACAAGCCTGAGTCACCTGAATTGGGACAGCATTCCAGCCCCAAACACCTGTGACCTTGATGGTAGCCTCACCGCCGAGGGTTAGGAAGGTGTAGTCACCAACTGCTCTGATGTGGTTGTAAGGCTGTGTGATGCCGTCTGCAAAGCCGTTCAGCGGCTCTAGCTGGTAGTCAGTAGAAGTCCAAGTGGTGTCATACACCTGGTCATCATCGCTCATGGTCTGAAAGGTAGTCAGGCTGATGAGGTCATCGGTGTCAACATTGAAGTCATCGTTCGGTGCGTAGTATCGCACAGCGGTTCCAGCGTTGTAAAAGATACGGTTGGTGTATTGGTCAATGGCACGAGAGGCAGACTCAATCGCCATCTCTAGCAGGCTGTCATCGAGATTGTCGGTGACCCTGAGTGCAGCCTTGACTTGAGCGAGGGTGCTATAACCGTTAGTGATTGCCATGTCTCTAGTTTACATTAGGCGGTCACGCCAAGTGGCGGGAACCTTGTCCGAGTCAATCTCAATCGGCAAGTGGTAGTCAAACCCTCTTGGCTCCTGTTGTCTGATCCACTCAACCAGCTCAGTTAGTCCCTGGTCAAGTGTTGTCTTGGTCTTGTAGCCCAAGAGGTTGCGAGCCTTGTCTGAGGAACAGGTGGCGAGCTTTACTTCCTGCGGTCTGCCCGTTGTATAGATAGGGTCTAGCTCGAAGCCGATTATCCCTGCAAGCTTCTCTGCAAGTTCGTTGATGGTGATGGTCTCTTCATCAGGGCCGATGTTGATTACCTGTCCAACGCTAACTTTGTCAAGGCAAGCAATGTAGGTTGGGTCAACAACATCTCCAATAAAACTGAAGCACCGCTGCTGTGTGCCGTCTCCGTAGATGATTGGCTGCTTACCCTGCAACATCCGGTTAGTCATAATCGAAGCCACATTGCGGAATGGATCATCGAACTTCTGACGAGGGCCAATGATGTTGTGAGGCACGAGGATAACCCAGTCAATGTCATGGGTATCGCAGATGTTCTTGACCAGTTCCTCAGAGGCTACCTTGGCAATGCCGTAAGGGTCTTGAGGCTTAGGAGTGTAGGACTCTTCAAACGGGGTCTGCTGTGCCCCGTAGCGAGCCATTGAGGACAGATAGACAAACCGCTTGACCTTGGCGTTGACAGCCGCTACAAGGGCGTTTGTGGTCGCTTGAGTGGTATTGCTGACCACAAGTGACGGGCTGAACACAGACAAGCCCTCATAGGCGGTGCAAGCAGCGTGAATGAATAGGGCAGCTCCCTTGGTGGCAGCGGCCAAAATCTCAGTATCTTTCACGAGGTCTACATTGTAGAACTTGACATTCTTTGGCACATTTTCCATGTAGCCACCGATGAGGTTATCTATACCGACAACTTCCCAACCTGAACGAAGAAAACGGTCTGCCAGGTGTGAGCCTAAAAATCCAGCAACTCCTGTGATTACTACTTTTGCCAATAGTTTGCCCTTCTGCGATCTAGTGACCAATGCCACAAGCCCTCGGTCTTTGCGTGGAAATACCTCTCATTGTCTGAGAAGGTGCGAGAGTTCTGCTGTCTGAGGTTAGCATCGCTGTTGATGGTTGAGCTGTTGTCATGGTGAACAGGTGCGTCAATGTGCGTCACCGTAATCCCTGCCTCGGCTGCTCGCTTCATGTAGTCGTTGTCCTCAAAGTAAATCGGAAAGATGTTCTCATCGAATAGCCCAATGCGTCTGACTACTTCCTCGCCAATGGCAAAGGTCTGCCAATAAGGAAATGAGGCGTTGAGGGTTATCTCGTCTATCTTTGCCTCTGCAAGCTTGGCTAGTGCACCTGGCTGATACTCGGTGTCTGCTGAACTGAAAAACCAGACAGGCTCAAATGGTAGCAACTTGATACCAAGGTTCCAGCTACCCGCCACGCCCTGATTGGTTGGCAAGTGCAGAACTCTAGCGTCAACCCACGCTGGGACTCTTAGGGTCTTTAGAGCATCGCCGTTATCTAAGACAAGCAACTCAAGCTCAATGTCAATCGAGTCAACCATCCGCTGCAAGAGGTCATAGCGATTTAGGACAGGGACAATGAGCTTCACTTCAGATGTTCCTTCAGAAATGGAATCCACTTCTCCAGCCAGACCGTCTCAGCATCAAACTGCTTGGCGAACTTGCGGCTAATGTCGCTATGCGATCCCTTAGCCTTGGTGTCCTCGTAAGCGTTCTCTAGTGCCTGAGTGATTGAGCCGATGTGTGGAATCTTGAACCAAGCAAGCTGAGCCTCATCCCAGAAGAGCTGACCGCTGACAAGATAGCCATCCTCTGCCACTAGGTCTTTAGGTGCTGTCCAGTTGATTGAGATCACTCGCTTGCCACAGGCTTGAGCTTCCATGATTGGCAACTCGAATCCGCCACCATAGGACAACTGAGCCACAACATCTGCTGCGGTGTAGATTGCGGCTAGGTGCTCACGCTCAAAGCTGTATCGGTAGTCAATCGGGTTTGGGAATAGAACAGCATCCATAGGCAGACCACAGGCGGCAGCCAGGCGTGGTAGGTGAAAGCCACCATAGATGCCCGTTGGCTCGGTGTGGATGTAGAGATAAGCGTTTGGGACTTTCTTTCGGAATACAGCAAAGGCCATCAGCAACTCGGCAAAGGCTTTCCGGTGAATGGACTTGTTGGCTTTGTTGGCTGCGTTAACAACAATCAGGAAGTCATCGTCTTTGACATTTAGGAATCGGCGGGTGAGCTGTCCCTCGATGGTCTCGGTTGGCTTATAGATGTGAGTGTCAATGGCGTGAGGGATGTAGGTGGACTCAATGCCGACTTCTGCCATCTGCTCCACACCAAAAGGTGACATTGCGATTGGTAGAACATTTGGTTTATCCAGCCACTTCTTGACAGCAGGTGGCATGGATACATGGTCGAGTGGTGTCCAGCTTGCGATCTTAGAAATCTTGTCGAACTCAGGGTTGGTCAGAACCCAAGTGTCAAACAGCGTGACAAACATCGAGGGCTTGGTTAGGTCTTTGCTGATGTGGTGTGCGTGAGCCACAGGTGCAGAGTCATTTGAATAAATGTCAGTTCCTCTGGCATACTCAGGGATTTTGCCAAATGGTGTTTCTACAAAGCCGTTCACGCCCTCTCGCCCGTAGTTGGCGATTGAGGCTACATCTATGCCATGACGCTTCATGCGGGTCACGACTTCCCATGACTGCTGCCCGTATCCGGTTGGCTGCGTAATCCCGTTTGAGAACCAGCTCACACTTGCGTTGATTTGCTCTTGCTTTTTAGTGTTGCCCATTTCTAGCCTTTCTTCATTCTTCACCTTAGCAGAAAACCCTGCCATTTCTGACAGGGTTCTCTGTTGCGTAGGTAATTACTAGGCGGTTGCACCCTGGTAATACTTGATTGCAGAGGTGTCTAGCAAGTCACCGTCAACACGAATCTGGAAGCGGTAGTTGACCACTCCAAGGTTGAACTGGTAGTCAGCGGACTGAGCGACCTGAAGGCCACCAGCAACACGAACTCGGTATGCATCCCAGTCACCAGCAAGGATTGACTTTGCAGAAGTTCCAGAAGCCATTGCTGGGTTCTCAACTAGTGGGCGGCCAATTAGGGTGTCTGGAGTGCCAGCAGCTAGAGACGGCTGGAACAAGTATGCCCCAGTTGTGTCTTTGAGCTTTCTGATGCTAGAGATGGTGGTTGCGTTTGCCATGAAAGCGAAGTTGGCAGCAGCACGAACAGCACCGTCTAGTGAGTAGTAAAGGTTGATGATGTCATCACCAGTTGGTGCACCAGCAGCCGCAGTTCCGGTAACAGCCGAAGAAGCAGCGGTTACAACACCGTTTGGCTGACCAGTTCCGTTTCCGGTGGTTAGAGCGGTGTTGACTGCGTAACCGATGGAGTTACCACCAGCCTTAGCAAGCTCAGCCTCTAGGTTCACACCAGAGTCGGTTAGTAGTTCGTCAGCCACAGGGACTAGGAACGAATACTTGTAAGCACCGATGGTGACAGAGCTGAAGGTTGGGTCGCTTGCAGCGATAGTGCCACCAGCAGCCACAAGAGCAGCGGAGCTGTATGCGGTTAGGGTTGGGAACACGATGTCCTCACCAGAAGCGGTGTTTAGGATGTTACCAACACGAAGCATTGGGCCAACCTCACGAGCCTTCATCCAGACCTGGCCGAAGAAGTCGGTAGGAACTAGGTTGGAGCTAGGGGTTAGAGTGCGAGCCTCGAAGTTGTGACCACGAACCTCACCACGAGCGATTGCACGAAGTAGGTCAGAGTCGGACTTAGGGGTTGCGATCTCAAGACCACGAGAAAGTTCGGCGGCCTTAGCCTCACGCTCTTCGATCTTGCGAACATTGTCAATAGCGGCAGCACGCTCGTCTAGGTCTGCGTTGATGCGGTCAAACTGAACCTGCTCTTCAGCAGTCAGGTCACGCTTCTCAGCAGCAGCGTTGTCAAGAAGTGCCTTAGCAGCTTCCCACGCACGAGCACGAGCCTCAGTCTGTGCCTTTAGAAAGGTCTCGGACATGATTCTCCTTAGATTAGATGATTGTTTATTCAGCCGAGCTAACTCAGAACTGTGACGCTGGTGCTGACACTCAAGCGTTGTTTCTATTCTAATACATCAGGGTAAAGGAAAACCCCGCCACTAGAAAGGGGAAAAGAGTGACGGGGCGAAACCCTAAAGCTTGGCAGAGTCTAGCGAACTTCCTCTGGCTTGGTTATACGGGTTTCCTTAGTTGCGGCTGGAGCAATAGCCGCAGTCTGTGGAGCATCGAGAGCAACAATGGCCTCAGCCCACGCCTCTGCAAGGTCGAAGATGACACCGGAAATCGGGTCTCCTGCAACCTTGAGAATGGTCTCTTTGATTTGTGTCTTGCTTGCCATGTGTTAGATCCTTTTCAGTAGCAGGTCAAGTTGCTTCTGCTTGACAGCAAGAAGTGATGGTTGTGGTTCTTCGGTAACTGGCTCTGGGGCAGGTGCTAGTCGCTCGACAACCGACTTCATTAGTTCTGCCTGGTCAGGAGTTAGGTCTGCACCTTCCTCAATCTTTAGCATAACATCAGCCAATTCATCGGCATCCACCGAGGCTCGCTGAGCTACCTTGTCAAGACCACGCACAGATGCCTCAGTTTGGGTGTAAGCCGGCCACACGACAATGCTGGTCTCAAACAGCCTGACAGATTTTAGGCGGCGTTCATTGCCCTCAGCGTTCCATGAGTCTTTGATCACATTGAATCCAAAAGACATCTTGTTCACAATTTTTGACCTGAGCAAGACTGCGAGGTCTCTTCCGAGACTGGTTTCGGGGAGTCTAGCCTCGACACGCAAACCAATGTCATCCTCGGTTAGCTTCATAGTGCCTGAGCGGGTTGATGCAAGTGGCTGACCTGCATCGTGGTTCCACAACAGCATCACATCGTTGCGAGACTTGAGCGAGCGGCTAAAAGCACCACGCTCAACATACTCAACAAAGCCACCTAAGTTCTCTGATGGCTGGTCAAACTTTGCGGCATAGCCAACAAAGGTCATGCCATCGCCCTCTTCTCTGATCTCAAACTGAGTTTCAAAGTCACGAGTTTCCCGATTGGTCATACTTGCTTTCCGTTCTTGTTCTGCATCTAGCCTAGCAACTACACCTTCGGCATAAGCCCTAGCCCTCTCAGCACCTCTGCGATTCGCCGGAGCACCCCAGAGAAGCATTGCGACAACGCCAGCGGAAGGATACTCAGGGCTATCAGGCTGAGCACTAGGAGAATCCAAGTCCACCAGGTGACGAGCAATCCAAGGGCCAATAAGCCGCCACTTACGCTCTGAAACTTCTCCCGCAGCCATGCGACGAGCGTCTTCGATTGTTTGGTCAACCAGTCCATCGCCACCCTTTCCATCTGCGTAATACTCTAGCCCTCTGCGAGCTGCTGCCCTCATGTATGCAGGTGGCGTCATGTCAACTGC